AATGGATGAAGTGTTGGTTCATCAATTTCATTAATGATACTTGCGCCGGTAAATATATAAAGGTTTTGATTACGTTTAACGCAAACTTCTTCGATTGCTCTATCTAATACAGTCGAGTATGCTATATAGTATTGCCATTCGTTTTGTCCAAACAATACAATATAATCAAATGTTTCTTTTTCTAATCTATCAAAAAAAGTGGAGACATTCCCTTCGGACTGTCCCCACACTTCCAAACCTAAAATTTTCATTGTTTTACGACTAGAACTTCCTGTGTGATTCCATTGATAACAACAAGTTGCTTAGTATAAACAACACCATTGATTACTACATCATTAGGACCTAAAATGATTCGTTGTGGTTGATATGGAGTAACTGTAACTGGTGCAGGTACTTGCTCAACAACTACTGGAGGATAGTAATATGGACGAGCCAACTCTGCTCCAATTACTCCACCAATCAATGCTGGTGCTACCCAACCACAGCATCCACCGCGATAATGTTCACGTTGAGGATATCCTCGTCCCCAACCATGTTCCTCATGAGCCTGTGCTGTTGATACACTTGCTAATACGATTAAACTTGCTAATAGAAACTTATTCATAATAATCTCCTTACTGTGGAAAATCTTGCGTGAAAAACTTACCATGATATTCAAATGTCACTACTGTGCCTTGTTGCATTTGAACCGGTACTAAACGACATACTTCACGTACTTCTGGCTTAGCACCTTCTTTACCAACTTCATTGCCTACAGCACCACCGACCAATGCACCAACAACTCCACCAACTAGTCGGTCTTTGCTGTTGCCACCAATTGTGCTACCAATTGCACCGCCGGCGAGTGCTCCGATTGTAGTGTCACCACGACTGTTATCACGTACAACTTCACGCAATTCACATTGCTTTTGTTGCCCAACTACCCATCGAGGTCTAACACCGATAACTGTTGCTACATCTGCTGTTTGAGCAAATGCAGGAACTGCTAATAATGCTAATAATGAACCTAAAATAAACTTATTCATAATCATCTCCCTTACTTATTTAACATCAAACAATTCGTCAAATGTGCTTGCTTTTGGATAATCAACTGAACCTTTACGAAACACCCATATGGGTTCAACAAAAATGCTGTTTTTATCAGCGTTAACAATTGCATGCGGCCTTGCTTGCATACGCATTCCAATCTTACCAAGATAGTTACTGTTTGGATAAGTCAATATGTCATCAACCATATCGTCACATAAGTTTAAACGCTTGCCATTATTTATACGTGGTTCGATAATGTTTAGCATCATATAACCCTCTGGCTTAATTGTGTCCCAGACCATACGATTGACTTTGAAAAAGAAATTGTTTTTCCAACTCTCAAAGTCAGGGTATCTAGACCAAGACTGTTCATTAGATTTGACAGTTGACACCCCATATCGTTCAGTCTCATAATATGGGGGACTGGTAAAATAGAAGTCAAAAGTATTAACATACTGTGTCCAATCTACGTCTTCGCTAGGCAAATTATAAATCTCTACTACTTTAACGCCCTGACACTTAAAATAGTTGACAGACTCCGTTAAAATGGGCACATTTCCTAACAATCGTTCGTACTCTAGGCACTGTTGTTTATATGTCTCAAACACTTCAGGATTTGGGTCACAACCAACATAACGTTCTGTAGATTTTGTCGCATAGAACCCTGCTAGTCTATCGCCCCAACCACAACTTGTATCTAATACATTTACAGCATTGTGCTTTTCATAAAGGGCTTTTGCAACACTGGGTCTAAACTGTGTTGCTGTATATGTGCCAATGCGAAATGCACTACGGAATGTTGCATCACACACATCATCTTTGCCTAATGCACCTTTACGCCAAAAGTGCCAGTTCATTTTTTCTAGTTTAGTCTTGTCGTGCCAAATATCCCATGGACTGTCAACAAGATTGCTACCACAACGCATACGATTTTCTTGCTGAAAGTAATTGCTTACAGTATTATATGCGTGCGATTTATCGATAACTCCCAATGGGTTATCTGAATACTTGTACTTGTAATCTACTTTTTCTAGTACAGTATTAAAATCTTTGTATTCACCCATCATTGATGTATTACAAAAACGTGTGAACAAGTTTTCAAATTCAGTCTTTGTAAATTGCTTACTGGGGAATGGAATGTTATTGCTTGTAATGTAATCAGCCAATGCTACTCTTACATCATCTTTGTTGTTTTGTGCTATAAACAACAACCACTGGTCATTGGGGATATATGGGATACCCCTAGCATCAGAATTATTTTTAAAATATTGATTTAGCATTAGAGATTGAGTATACATCAACCTTGACCAAATTGCAAGAGAAAAGGATTTAATATTTTTCCAAAATCTCGTAGACTTCGGGCCATTCTTTAGCAAAAGTAATTGGGTTAATTTCATTATCAGTTTTCTTTATATATTCTTTAAATATATCCAAATGTTGTAAATCCATTTCATCCATTGTGTCTACCAATGACTGTCGTGTGTTGATTACAAAGTCTTTGGTTCGCTGATTAATGTAGTCACCGTGCTTTTCCATCAATAAATCAAACTCTTGTATTGCTAACTCTTTGATTTCTTTTGGAAAAGTGTATATAGAAAACTGTTTTGGTCCCAACAGTAAAGACGGGAAACTAAAATTATTAACTGGGTTGGGATCGACACTAAACAACCAATCAAATGTTTCTACTAATGAGAACGCACTTTGGATACAATATGTCATGTGTATCCCCAAGTTACTTTCAGGATTTAAGTTCTTATGTAAATTTTTATAATTTTCGCTAGTAAGTTCCCATTTGGCATTGCGTCTGATGTATTCAAATTTATTGCCTGTTGCCTCTAAACTAACTAGCCAAGAGGTTCTACGGTTAAGTAATTTTTGATATACAGGAAGTGTTTCAATGTTTTCAATTGAAAGATTAGTAACTACACCTCCGTGTATTCTTCTTGGCATCAAATCAATCAAGTCAACGTTTTCTTTTAATAACAGTGGCTCACCACCTAAAAAGTTAACAACTTGCATATCACTATTCTCACGCAAGAATTCTAATACATCTTCTTGCCAAGATGTTTCAGATACTTTATAGTTCTTACCTTCCCATTGTGCGAATGCACTACTCCATTCGCTGTTACAATATCCACAACGTAAATGACAAGTGTTTCTCCAACGAACATCTAACTGTCTTGCTACAAATTTTGTTGTATCAAATTTGGTAAAGTCTTGTGTAAAACTTTCACGCAAACTTCTACCAGACTTTTGTTCAGACTCCATACAGTTGGTACAATAATCACTGTGACCTTTTGTAAGTATGTCATCTTGCACACGCTTAACAGGACCGTCAATAAGTTCCTGTAGTGTGTTTTTATTTAAATTACCAATTGAGCCTTTTTGTCCTGCACAACAAAATCTAAAGTCTCCGTCAGGATTAATAAACACACCTTCCCATGGCGCGCTACATTTAAAGTCTGGAATGATTTCAATCATGACATGTCAAACATGTTGCGTAACCATGCCCACTCATAACTGAGTTTGATCTTGTCAAAGTCTCCGTTTACTTCATCATAGTATTCATCTGCATCAACTGCACCCTTGATACTATATTGTGCAAAGTCACCTTCTGCTTTGTTCAACCAAGCATGTAAACGTTCACGTGCGATATCACTATCTTCTGCACGTAGTTTTAATACTTCACGGAACGCAGTACGCCATGTGCTAAATGCATCTGTGTTATATACTGCTGTACCAGACAACAATTGCACAACTTCATGCGGGTCGTCTAATGTAAAGTCAAGACCTTTACCCTCGTTAGCAAGTGTAAGTTTCTTGTTATATGCAATCATGGCTTGGTGACCATAAACTAGACCATTCACAGGATTCTTTGCTTGGAAAATATAATGCTTTGGAATTTGCATTCTATCTGGTTGCCAGTTCCAATCAAACTTTGCTGATACTTTTAGTTTAGCAAAGACTGTGAATGCCCAAGGTGTTTCACTGGCTTCAACTGCGGCATGATATGCGGCAGCACGACCATTAACACCATCAACTCTTACTACACGGTTTTTAATACCCTTAGTCACCTTCAGTAAATGTTCGTAGTTCTCGTCAGCGCCGGTTTCACCATTGCTTAGGAAGACTATATCCAGTGGCTTGCTCATAGCAAGTTTAGTTGATTTCTTAATATACGGATAATCGTATAATTCGGTTTTTACGTGGTCTTTTACGTCACGTGGCACAATGATACGTGATGCACCTGTGCTTGTAACCATGATTGTCTTAGTTTCAGGGCTCCACAAGTTCATTGGTTCAGTATCAATGACATCAATATTCTTGTTATCTTCTGTCATCAATACAGCATATGGGTATCCTTCAATACGTTTTGCCGCATCAACAAGTGTATCATCACTTGTTACAATGATTGGCTCAGGCATTCTAGGTACACGCAATGACGCATTGTAGTTAACCTTGTTGTATTCTTCCAGTGAATCAATCTCTTTTATTAATTCTTTTGCTTTGTTAACATCTAAGAAGAATGTGTCACCAAACTTTTGTTTACCACTAGGGAACACATGCAACTGTTCACGTGCAAATGGATCGCAAACATAACTAAAGTCAAAGTTTGTGTAATCGCAAATACTACTGCACAACCAAATATAGTTTTCACGTTTGTCTGGCTGTTTACTCAATACAGTTCTAATTGTGTTCAAGTAACTTGTATCATACTTAACAACACTAACAGATTTGTCACCTGCCTTTTGTTGTAACAATTCAATAACATTATTGATATTGCCATGATCAATCAATACAATGTCATATAAACATTGTGTGGCTACTGCTCTGTTAGTCTTAACAAAGTTTAAGTTACTCAAGTGTTCAATGATCTTAATGTATTTGGTATCATTGCTAAACGTTTCACGATTGACCATGAATGTGGTTCCCCAATGACTCCATTGAGTACCAAATACATGAACCATTTTCATCTGCCAAGGGTTAGGATAGTATTCAAAGTCAAAGTTACTGTAATCTAACTCACTATTCAATATCCATAATAGGGGAGTGGTTGCACGATTAGTACAACGATTGATTGTGTCTACCCAACTGTTTAGATAACGTGTCTTTTGAATGTGCGGGAACTTGGCTTTGAGTAATTCAAAACGTGCTGATGATTCTTTATTGCCTTTGTCAACGTAGAACATGTCTGGCTTTTTAAACAGTTTAGCCAATGACTTATCATCAATTGCAGTCTCCTCAATAAATTTGAAATCTGTTTTGCCTTTCAAATAAGACTTTGCATTAACAAAGTATGTCTGCGTAACTTCACTATCAGGTGAACCGAACACGTTAACGTAATCAGATTCCCAAGCAATGTTGATAACTTCAGGTCTCCATGCAAAATCAAATGTAGAATAGTCAATGTTTTTTTGCATCGCCCAAAAGATTTCGTCAGGATGTTTCTTTACTAAATCTTCAAGTGTTGTATCAATAAAGTATTGACCAATCTTTACTTCAACTAATGTTGCAGGATCAACTTCAATACGATCTAAGTATACAATCTCTCCGTTATTACCTGGTGTAAGATATCTTGGGCCATCTTTCTCATCTAAAATTGTACCAAACTGATAGATATAAGGTGGCGCTAGTGGATGAGGTACCCATGAAAAATCAAATGTTGATACATCTACATTTTCAGGAATCAACCAATTCTTTTTACTAGGCACTAACGGTGCTTTAATGTCTTCAATATATTTTACTTCAGTTGCACCTGGAGTTTTGTATTTAGGACCTCCTCGATTTTGCCACACTGTTGCAAACTCATAGATATAAGGTGGTGAATGTGGGTCTGGATGCCAACTAAAGTCAAACTTAGATATATCAACGTTGTCGGGAATATCCCACAAACTCATATCAGGAGTTAACTTAGCAAATACATTATTAATATATTTTTTATCTGTTGAATTAATTACACGATACTCAAGTGTAGGTTCACGCTCTGCACTATGCCATTCGTTACCAAATACATAGGTGTATGCAGGTTCAGTATCATCTGGATGCCAACTATAATCAAACTCTTTAATGTTAAAGCCAGGCAGCACAACAAAGTTATCTTTGTTTGGCAAACGCTTTGCTTTAATAATACGTGTGTCTACGTATTTTACTGGGCTATCAGCAGTGGTGCCTGGCGTAATATATTTTGGTCCACCTGTCTTTTGCCATTGAGTACCAAACTGATAAATGAAAGGATCATCTTCTGCATATGGATGCCAACTAAAGTCAAATGAACTTACGTCAATCTGTGTAGCATCATATTCCCAGTTTTTTGTACTAGGAAGAACTCTTGCTGTTTGACATTCTTCATATTTCTTTATAGTTGCATTAGGCACCACATACACGGGTCCGCCTGTCAATGCCCACTGCGTGGGGAATTGATACATGTAAGGTGGTGCAGTATCGTCAGGGTGCCAACTAAAATCAAAACCATCAACATCAATATTGTCTGGTACTACCCAGTTTTTCATATTAGGTAGTTTCTTTGCTTTGGGTTCAGAAACATACTTGACTTCAGTTGCACCGTATACTTTGTATTGTGGTCCACCTGTTTTTTGCCATTGAGTTGCAAACTCATAGATATAAGGAGGATCCTTAGGATGTGGATGCCAACTAAAATCAAATTCAGTTGTATCTATACCTTTAGGTATAATCCAGTTATCAGTATTAGGTGCTAACTTAGCAACAACATCTGACACATATTTGAATTTCTTAGCACCTTCAACGCAATACTCTACTGTAGGCATTTCTTCTGCAGGATATTGTGTATTACCGAATTGGTAAATAAAAGGATCATCTGTATCATCTGGATGCCAACTAAAATCAAAACTTGACATATCAATATCATATATCATATTCCAGTGGTTCATTGATGGCAAACGTTTTGCTTTAATAATACGTGTGTCAATATATTTTACAGGACTGTTTTTATGACAGCCTGGTGTAATATATTTTGGACCACCAGTCTTTTGCCATTGTGTACCAAAGATATAGATATAAGGTTGATCTTCTACATAGGGATGCCAACTAAAATCAAAACTGTTTTCATCAATTAAATTACTATCGTATTGCCAATTCGTTTTATCAGGCAATGCACGTGCAGTTTGATCTTCTACATATTTGATTTCTGTTGCCCCAGGTACAGTATATACAGGACCACCACTTAATGCCCACTGAGTTGCAAAGTTATAAATGTATGGTGGACTTGTCGCATCTGGATGCCAACTAAAATCAAAATCAGTAATATCAATGTTAGTAGGTACAGTCCAGTTTTCTTCGGAAGGCAATCTTTTAACTTTGCATGTGTCAATATACTTTGTTTCAGTTGCACCTTCTACAATATATTTAGGACCGCCAGTCTTCTGCCACTGAGTTGCAAACTCATAGATATAGGGTGGGTCTTTGGGATTAGGCTTCCAACTAAAATCAAATCCTGTAGTATCAACGTTGTCGGGGATTTCCCAGTTAGTTCTATCTTGCCCTAGTGTAGCAATGATATCACTAACATACTTAACTTGTTTTGCCTTAGGAACACTATACTCTACTGTTGGCATAATCTCTGCTGGATACAAGTTATTACCAAACTGATAAATGTAAGGTTCTTCTGTTTCGTCAGGATGCCAACTATAATCAAAATCAATTATAACTAAGTTATCAAGTACAGCCCAGTTCTTTTGATTAGGTAAACGCTTTGCTTTTAATACACGTGTGTCTACATAACTAACTGGACTGTTCTTATGTACTCCAGGTGTAATATATCTTGGTCCACCTGTTTTTTGCCACTGTGTACCAAACTGATAGATATAGGGTTCGTCTTCAGCATACGGATGCCAACTAAAATCAAAACTGTTTTCGTCAATCAACGTTGGATCAAAATCCCAATTATCTTTATTAGGAATTGCCTTTGCCGATTGATCATCTACGTATTTTACTTCTGTTGCATTAGGAACAGTATATGTTGGTCCACCGCTTAATGCCCATTGCGTAGGGAAGTTATAGATATAAGGAGGACTTGTTGCATCTGGATGCCAACTAAAGTCAAAGTTGCTAACATCAACATTCTTAGGAATAGTCCAGTTAGTCATATCAACTAACTTTTTAGCCTTTTGAAAGTCCATGTACTTTGTTTCAGTTGCACCCTCTACTACATAGCGAGGTCCACCTGTCTTTTGCCACTGCGTAGCAAATTCATAAATATAAGGAGGATCATTAGGATTAGGTTCCCAACTAAAATCAAAGCCTGTTGTGTCAAC